CTTTGCCCATTGACAACCCAACCTGACATCGAGGCCATTCTTGACGAGGTCTTTGCCAAACTCAAAGTCGGCGAAAGGCTCCAAGCCCACGCCAAAGAGCAGAGGGAGGCCATCATCGAATCCCGTAAGCGGTTCTATACCAAGGAGGAAATCGACATCCTTAAAGACGCCTTCGCTCGCGGCCTTAGCATCGGCCAAGCCGCCGCCAAGATAGGACGGTCCTACCATTCGGTCTATCAATGGGCAAAGCGCAACGCCCACCACAAGCCACCTGGCTATGGCACCGCCCCGATTTTTTCGCCCGACTCCGAAGAAACCCCTTGAACATACACACCAAGCATGATACACATGATGGCACGGCCCGCCCCGACGCGGTGCCACCACCGCAACAAGGAAACTGCGACATGACCGACACGACCAAACTCGCCCTCTATGGCTACAACTTCGAGCTGCCCAACAAGTACGCCGAGGGCCATCCCCTGACTGCCATCGAGGCCCGGGCACTCAACCGCCTGCGCTCCGAAAACATCAGCCACGTCATCCGGCGCGGGCTGACGACCGAGTTCGGCGCCACCAAGGACACCACCATCACCGAAGGCTCCGAGGCCGAGGCCTACATTCTCGAGAAGGCCCAGGAACTCGCCGAGACCTACGAATTTTCCATGGCCTCTCGCGGCGGCGGGGCTACGAGCCTCGATCCGGTCGAGAAGGAGGCGCTGGCGATTGCCCGCAAGAATGTGCGCGCGAAGATCAAGGCTGCGGCCGACCGCTTCCCCAACGGGATCGGCAAGGCCGATGGCTCTCAGGACGAGATGGAGGGCTTCTACCCCTACGCCAAGTACGCCGAGAAGGTCGCCGAGGTCGCCGAGCATCCCGAAGTCGTCAAGCTCGCCAAGGCCGAAGTCAAGCGCAAGCAGGGACTCGAAGAGAAGGCCGACCAGCTCGAGATCGCCGTCTGATCTTACCGGACAGGCGCAGCGCGGTTCCTCCTCCCTCCCGCGCGACTCCGCCAGTACGGGGGCGCTGGTGCGCCGAAAGGCCCCCACCTTACACCAACGGAGCCTGACATGAAGGCCGAAGAGCTTGATCTAATCCTGATGGAGGCCCAGCAGGCCGGCCTCGGAGTAGTCGTCGAGACTTCGGAACCGCAGAAGCTCCGCTCCCGCCTCTACCCGCGGATGAAAGCCACCGGGCTTGAGTACAAAATCCGCATCCCCGACATCCCTAACACGCTTTTCCTCATCAAGAAAGAGGCCCTCGATGCCGCGTAAAAAAGAGGGACTAAAGCGCCACAACATCATGCTGCGTGAGGGCGACTACGACCGCATCCGCAGTATCTACGGCAATCAAACCGCCGGGATCATCCGGCGGCTCGTGACCAACTTCGTCAACAAACACTGCACCCCGGAAACGGAGAACCCAGATGAGTGATCTTGCCGAGCTGTTCGAGCGCGATCCGCTTCAGCTTTCCGACCAAGACATCGACCGTATCATCGCAGATTTGCGGGAGCGCCGCAAGACGTTCAACACAACGGGCAAGGCCGCAAAGCCCAAGGCGAAGCCCACCTCCACCATTCCTGGTCTGGAGATCGACATATGAGCACCCGCGGAGACATGCTGGATACGGCCAAGAAGCTGACCGAGGGCGACAGAAATTCCAGCTACGGGGACCCCGTCGACAACATGATCGCATTCGCCTTCATCCTCGAAGGCTACCTCAAGGCCCGAGGCATCACTGAGGGCAACGAGATGACCGCCGAGGATGGCGCATGGGTCATGGTCATCTCGAAGATGGCCCGGACCTGCGGCCGGGGACTCCCTTTCCACTCCGACACTTACGTTGACGCCGCGGCCTACTCCGCAATGGCAGGCGAGTGTGCCCAAGTGGAGCGCGGATGATGCCCAATCCTTCCGACACCTATGGCAATCAGTTCTCCGGCGGCGTGCAGACCCGCTGGAACGCGACCTCCATCAAAGCATGGAAGCGGTGCCCCCGGTACTACAAATACTCCATCCTTGAAGGCTGGCAAGGCGAAGGTACTTCGGTCCATCTCACATTCGGATCTATATATGCCAAGGCCCTCGAACACTTCCACGTCATGACCGCCCGAGGAATGCCCCGCGAAGACGCCATCCGCGAAGTCGTCCGGGCTGCGCTAATCGACTCCCATGGCTGGCATTCCGATCACCCGGCGAAGTACCGCTGGACCCTCATCCGGTCCATCGTCTGGTACTTCGACGAGTGGTCCGAAGACCTGCCCCTCTACCACCTAGCCGATCAGTCCCCAGCCGTCGAGCTTGTCTTCGAGATTGACGGCCTGGACTCCGATCTTTCCTTCGTCGGAACCCTCGACCGCTTGGTATGGTACGGCGATACCCTCGTCTGGATGGACCAAAAAACTACCGGCTCCGCCCTGTCGTCTTACTACTTCTCCCAATTCGAGCTTGACGACCAAGCCTCCCTCTACACCTTCGCGGGACAAGCCGTTTTTTCCTCCGACATCAAGGGCGGGATCATTGACGCGGCTGAGGTTAAGGTCGGCTTCACCCGCTTTGGGCGCCACACCACCTTTCGCACTCCCGCACAGATCGAGGAGTGGTACGTCGAGACTTCGCAAATCTTGCGGCGAGCCCAGCAGGACACGGCGGACGGCTACTTTCCCCGGAACACCACCGCCTGCACCATGTATGGAGGCTGCCCCTACCGCAACATCTGCTCCAAGTCCCCCGAACACCGCGAGAAGTTCCTGCCCGCATCCTTTACCAAGATGCCCGCATCCTTTACCAAGAAGGACCAAGACTAATGCCCTCCCTCTCTGACACCACCAACGACCGCTTCGTCAAGGCCATGGTCATCGGCGACTCCGGCGCAGGCAAAACCGGGTCCCTTGCCAGCCTAGCCAAGGCCGGATACAATCTCCGCATTCTCGACATGGACGGCGGGATTGATCCCCTGCGCCACCTCCTTGCCGACGATCCCGCCGCCCTGAGCCGCGTCTCGTATCAGTCCTTCCGGGACCGCTACAAGACCACAGCCCAAGGCACCGAGGTCATCCGTCCCGCACGAGCCTACATCGACGCCACTAAGACGCTCGACAGCTGGCCCGACGACGACTCCGTCCCCGCTGAGTGGGGCTCCGACCACGTTTACGTTGTCGACTCCCTGACCCTACTTTCTCGCGCCGCCTTCAATCAAGCCATCTCCATCGAGCCTGGGGCCAAAGACCCTAGGCGCTGGTATGGCACCGCCCAAGGCGCGATCAGTTCTTTCCTCTCCGTCATCACCTCCCCCGCCTTCGCCACCAACGTCATCGTTCTGACCCATATCAACCAGATCGAGCTTGAAAACGGCTCGTGGAAAGGTTATCCCTCAACTATCGGCAACGCCCTCTCCCGCACCATTGCCCTTTACTTCAACAACCTTCTCGTCGTCGAGACCAAGGGCTTCGGGTCCAAGGCTCGGCGGATCATCCGCACCATCCCCGATGGCCGCACTGACGCCAAGGCGGCCAACCCCAAAATCGAGCCCGAGCTTTCCATCGAGACTGGCCTCGCCGACTTCTTTTCCGCCACACTTTCTTAGGGGCCTTGTGCCCCTCCCTTTTAGGGACTTTTCCCAAACCTGAACCCAACCACGGAGACTACACATGACATCGTTCGCTGATCTGGCCGCAGTCAAAGTCGAAGACATCCCCGAGCAACTCCCGCTGCCCATGGGCACCTACGTCTGGGAGATCATCCAGCAGGTCGAGCAGAAAGAGACGCGCTCGGGCAACGGCTTTATGGTCAACCACCGCTGCCGCGTCGTCGCCCCGGCCGAGGACTTCGAGAACCCGGAAGAACTCGAAGAGTACCAGGAGAAGTCCGGTAGTGTCGCCGGGCAGGTTCGCACCATCGGCGTCTTCTATCCGACCGAGCCTGCATCGAGCCCCGACGCGCCGCCGCTGGAGCAGTCGCAGGCAAACGCCCTTCGCCGCCTCGTCGGCTTCTACAAGAACAAGCTCGGGCTGGACGGCGACACCATCGGCGAGCTTCAGGCGGCCGTTCCCGGCGCTCAGTTCTACGGCATGGTCACGCACGAAGCCGACCGGGACAACCCCGAAGTCATGCGGGATCGCCTCGAAATCAACAACGTCACGCCGCTTTCCTGACCGCGGCGAGGGGGCCACGAATGGCCCCCTCAACCTCTTGGAGTCCGTCATGACAGACCTGCCGATCAACACCATCACCATCCTACGAAAGCAGCGCCAGCGCAAAAGCATCGGTAATGTGGACGATCTAGCAAACTCCATTCAACGTTTCGGACTTATCACTCCCATAGCCCTTCTCCGGGACAATACCTTGGTCTCCGGGGAGCGCCGCCTTACGGCACTAAAGCAGCTTGGCTGGGCCACCCTCTCACACGGACGGCACTTCATTTATCTCGACGAGCTTTCTGAGGTCGACCGCCTCGCCATCGAGTTTGAAGAAAACGCCAAGCGCAAAGACCTTTCGTGGCCCGAACAATGCGAGGCGGTGTACAAACTCCACAACCTCCAGCGCGAACGCGATCCCGACTGGACCCAGACTTCCACAGCCGAGTTCCTAAACTTTTCCCAAGGCCATATTCAGCGGCTGCTGGCCGTCGCCGAAGAGTCGCGCAAAGACCCCACGCTGTATGAAGCCGACAAGCTCAGCGTGGCCGCCAACACAGTCACGCGCCGCCGGGAACGCGCTGCCGCAAGCATGCTCGATACCCTCGACGAGCCCCCCACGACAACCGAGCCGGGTAGCCCGGCACCGCCCACTGCTCCGGCACCCGCCGCCCCCATACTCACTGGCGATTTCATGGATTGGGCCGAAACCTACACCGGCCCGAGCTTTAACTTCATCCATTTCGATCCTCCCTACGGCATCAACTACGACAAAAATGACAACCAAAACACCACCAACAAAGACAACTACGAAGACTCCATCGAGACCTACAAACGCATCGTCACCGAGGGTCTGCCCGATCTGCCCATCGCCGAGTCCGCACACATGATCTTCTGGTTTTCCATGAGACACTACGCATGGACACTCGTCCAGCTCCGAGACCAAGGCTGGAAGGTTCATGACAGCCCTTTAATTTGGTATCGGAGCGACAATTCTGGCCTGCTCCCAGACCCCGCCCGCGAGGGTCGGCGGGTCTATGAAACCGCATTTCACTGCACCAAGGGGGACCGCAAGCTCGTGAAGCCCAAGTCTAACGTATCCGCGGCACCGCGCGGCCCCACCCAAGAACATGCCAGCCTTAAACCCGTCTCCATGCTCACCCACTTCTTCGAGATGTTCATAGACGAACACACGCGGATGCTCGATCCCACCTGCGGCAGCGGCTCGTCTCTTCGCGCCGCCCACGATTTGGGGGCTTCCAAAGTCCTTGGGATTGAGTTAAACCCCGACTATGCCGCCGATGCCCGGCGCCTCTGGGCAAATCACCTTAACCGTGCAGACCCTGAACAGATCGAGATAGACCTATGACAAAAGACCCGCAGCTTGACCAAGCCTTGGCCCGCCTGCGCGCAGCGCAACAGGATCGTGGCGGTGCCCTTGGCGTCATCCGCGTGAAGGACCAAGACCTTCGCCGCCTCCTCTCCGCATACGACGCTCTGACGAGGCCGAAGAAGTCTGACACAAAGCTTGACATCAGCCTTGACTGACCCGCGCCGGGGACGTGATACACATCTAAACCCCGTGCATATATACACATCATGCACGCAATGGTGGAGCCTTGCATGAGCTGCAAAGTCTTAGTCGTCGGCGAAGCGTGGGGCGCCAAGGAGGCCGAAGCCAAGCGGGCCTTTGTCGGCCCCTCGGGCGGTCTTCTGCGCTCTGGCCTGATCCAAGCAGGCATCCCCTTGTCCTTGGTCGAGTTCACCAACGTACTCAACCTCCAGCCCCGCCCGACCAACGACATCAAAAACTGCTGCGGCCCACGCTCCGAGGGCATCCCCGGCCTTCCTCCCCTTGCGCCCGGCCACTACCTCCGCAAGGAGTATGCCGACGAAATTGAGCGCCTCCAAAACGAGATCACCCGTTACAACCCAAACCTGATAATCCCCCTCGGCAATACCCCCACCACAGTCCTAACCGGACAACCCTCCAAAATCACCCAAAACCGCGGCACCATCACCCTGTCCCCCAACTGCCGCCGGACCGATGGGAGCTACATCAAGCTACTCCCCACCTACCACCCCGCCGCGATACTCCGAGACATGACCATGCGCCCCGTCTTCATCTATGACCTGATGAAGGCTGCACGGCACTACGACACCCCCGAGTACACCCGCCCTGCCCGGCAGCTTTGGATCAAGCCAACTCTCTCGGACATCCAACACTTCTACACCAAGTATATCCTCCCAGCCCGTGACAAGCCTTGGGGCGTCGATATCGAAACCAAGTCGGGCACCATCACGGAGATCGGCTTCGCTCTCCCCCACATCGGGATCGTCATACCTTTCTACACCCGCCTTGAGTCCCACGGCAACTACTGGCACAACGTCGCAGACGAACGCCGGGCTTGGGAGTGGGTTCGTCAGATCGCCGCCACTCTCACACAGCCCGTTTTCCAGAACGGTCTTTATGACCTTAACTACCTCTGGCGTACCGTGGGGATCACCTTCCCCCACAGCCGGGGGGACGACACCATGCTCAAGGCCCACAGCCAACAGCCAGAGATGAAAAAAGGCCTCGGCTTTCTCGCTTCCCTTTACACAGACGAGCCCTCGTGGAAGTTCATGCGTAAGGGCAACACCGACACGACCAAGAGAGAGGACGACTAACCATGACCCGTCAGGTAAACTATTCTGATGTCATCCACATGCTGGATCAACTCGAACAGAAAGGCCTGCTACCCGACGCAGATGCCTTCGCCTTCGTCTTAATCAAGCGCACCACAGACGAAGACGATCCCTATGTCACAGTCAGCCGCGCGTTCATGCCGCCTGACGAGTCTTTCGACATGCTAGTCTCCGCAACAAGTGCTCTCATGGAACTCGCCGCAGCAGTAGAGAAAGGCGAAGACGTTGCCGTTTACCGCGGCGGGGTTCACTGATGATCTACCTCGCAACGCCCTATTCTGCGGCCCCCGCTACCAACTACATCGCCGCCATGCGCGAAGCTGCCTATTGGATGCAAGAGGGCTTCCTCGTCTTCTCTCCCATCGTCCACTGGCATCTTCCCGCCCGAGCTTGCGGGCTTCCGGGCGATGCCGACTTCTGGTGGGGCTACAACGTGTCGATGCTGGAGCTTGCGACGGAGCTTTGGGTCATTACCCTCCCCGGCTGGGACACAAGCAAAGGCGTGCAAATGGAGATCGACTGGTGGACTCGCGAACGGTTCGAGCGCGATCTCAAGTACATCAAGCCAAAGGCACAACACTAATGCCAACAATCGTCAATACCTCTGACATGAAGCC